AGAATATCAATATTCGCTATTGGAACTCCTTTACCAAATCTAGTATTAGTTAAATAGTCAAGCATAACAAAAGCTGGATTAGTTGAGTATTGATCAGTTGTTTCACTTGAAGAACTATCAAATGTAGATATTTTTCTTCCTTGTATCAATGCGTTTATTCTAGGCACTCTTGAAAATACATCAGGGTTAAATCTTAATTTTAACGCAAGATAACTAACCCCTCTTAATCTATGATTACTTGTCCAATCGGATAAAGTTGATAATATTGAAGAAGCTACTTGACTATCATCTCCATCAAAAAACTGCATTTGAACATGAGATTGATTTGTAGTTGTACCATCATCATTTTGAACATCTGCAAATTTTCCATAATATACTGTTTGGTCAGTAAAAGAACTTGGGGAAGTAGCACCTGAACTATCTGAAGTATTGAAATCAGTTACTTCAACATCATCAAAAAATATTTTTTTACAAGCATTTATTTTTCCCTCACACATAGCAAGAGCAATATATAAAAATTCATTAGTAGAGTCTGTTTGCACAAAAGCCATTATACCACCTACTTTTCTCATTCCATAAATCAAAGGTAAACCTGAACTACTAGATTGTTTATTTACTAATATCCCATCAGTTCTTGAAGTAGGGTCATTAAATCCATCATCAAAGTCAGGTAACTCAGGTATAGGCATTAACCAAGAAACAATGTCCTCAACAATATCAATTATACCCTCAAAGACATCTTCTATAATGTCAATAGCATCATCAATTATTGGAAGTCCTGTATCTGGTAAATCACACATTAGCCAAGTCTCCAATTTTTGCCCATCTCATCAAATCCTAATTTTTTAAGTACAGGGTCAAGTTTTAATTTTGTTGTTATAGATAAATTAATAGGGTCGTCTTTTGCAATCTTTTGAACACCACTTAACAAATTTCTAAATGTTGTAAAATTTCTATGCTCAGGCATTACATAAATAAATTGTATATTATATATAAAAGCATCACTCCACCAATACTGACTTTTGTAAAAACCTACAGCACCAATAATTTTATTTTCTTGATTTAAACTACAACAAATTATTTTACCTTTATTCAAAAGCATATCTAATAATTTAAAAACTTTGCCCTCAGATAAATCAGGTAAATCTAAATATCTTAATTCTCTTTTAAATTTTTTGCCTACTTCAAACAATTCATCTAAATCTTTTTCATCAGCTTGGTAAAATCTATAACTATCCACTATTCCCCCATTTCAAATCTATGACAATTTGGTCTCCAAACTCAAAACCTTTATCTCCACTAAAAAATCTTTGTTGTGTTTGGTTATTTGTAATTCTTCCATTAACTTGACCACTATTAGCAAAAAAACTTTCCAAATCAAATTTTAAAGTTGCTGTAGAAGTATTATCAACTATTTGAAAACTATTTACAAAACCATGATATAATAAAAATGGATTGTTAATTATACCACCAGAACTATTTAAAAATGCTCTAAATATTTTTACTTCATCATGTATAACATTGTTATTAAGGACCAAAGCAATATAAGTTTGATCTACTCCTGTTACAGTTAAATTTAATCTTGATACCTGAACTCCTTGACTCTCTGATACATTTGAAACATCTAATAAAACACCTGAAGATAAATATGTTGTAGAACTACCTGATATACTAGATGTTAATGGAAAACTATTCTCTGTAAAAGCTAAGTTAGAACTTCCTAGCGTTATATTAACAAGATGAACTGCATTTATATTTTTTGTTGCTAGTTCAGTAACAAGATCACTGTGTAATCCTCTTGACATTAGAAAGCCTCAATAACATCTATCTCATAACTAAAAAGCAATTCTCCATCTTTATCAGATACATCACTTTGAAATTCTTGCATATCACTTGTTAGTCTTACTGTTATTGGAACACTATCAAATGTTATAGCTGAACCTGATACTGCTGATTTTAGAGGTGGCTCAATAGTTAACGTACCTGAAGATATATCTGAATTATCTGCTACAACCATATAAACTTTATTATGACTTGCAAATTTTATTAAGTCTCCAGCTAACAAACTACCTGATCTTGTTCCACCTAAAGTTATAGATGTTCCACCAGCACTTGCTGTTCCTGTTGGACTACCAGCAACAGTTCCTTTAGCATTACCGATGTATGCTGGAAGTGTAATAGTAAAAGTTTCTTTTCTTGATCTTTGTGCAATTATAAAAGCCATCAATGGACTTATTTCTGCTCTTGTTTTTAATGGAAAAGATAAAGTAAAACTAAATCTTTGTCCGTCAATTTGTCTTGTAAACTGTGTTCCATCATCAGCTTGAGAGACAAGTGTTCTTTGGTTAGACTTAAAATTTATTGCCTGAAATTCTGTTAAAGGTAATGACCCACTCATACTAGTACAGGTCTCCCCTTATCTGTTACTGCTTGGTTTATAATATTCACTATTGTCCCTCTTTCATTTGTAAGTAATGATCTAAAACCTCTAGTGTCTACAGCATTAATTGTAAAGTTCACATTTACTGAACCGCCCATAGTTCCAAGTTTATTATTGGGGGTTACTTGCATATCTTTTCTTGGCATAATTAATTCAGGACCAGCTTCTCCTACTATTGCTGGTTGATTTGCTCTTGCTATACCACCTTTTTCAAAACCTTTAATTTTATTTACTAAACCCATACCAAACTTGATAGCTAATCCTGTAGCCGCAATATTGAAAGGAAAAGGTATACTAGAAAAAGTTTTTAATGCACCCTCATAAACACTTCGCAAGGCTTTTCTAATTGTAGACATCAATAACATAGCTTCTGATTTAGCTATTGCGGCTTGTATTGCTTGACCTATTAATGCTTCTACTAACATTCTCGTAATACTTTTTGCTAAGTTTTGAAAATTTAATTTTCCTGTCATTACAAAATCTGTCAAAGTTGATTGTAATTTTCTTACACTATCAACTCCAACATCTTTAAAACTTTGGAAAGCAGTTTTTCCCTCTGACGCAAATGCTTTTATTCCCTCTCTAAATCCATTTAAAGCACCTGAGTTTTGTTCTAGTTTTTCTTTAATTTCATCAAGTTCATCAATATCAAGACCAACTTGCACATCTTCAGATTGAGACTGTAAAGTTTTTAATTTTAAAAATTCAGATTGAAACTCTTGTAATGCTTTTATTTCTTCTTGAATTTTTTTCTCTTTTTTTAAAGTATTAATAATTTTTTGTAATTGTTCTTCATCTTCTTTTCTTAAAGCAATTTTTTCTTTAATTAATTTTTTGTCTCTTTCAGACATTCCAAATTGCCTATCCTCAAGTCTTGCTTGTAATATATTTCTTTCAACCAAAGCTGACTTTTTTTCACGTTCTGTCATTAATATTTCTTCATCTAATGTTTTTTGTTTCATACCTATTGAAAGACTTAGTCTCATTTGGTGCATGGCTTTACCCATTTCTTTGTTGTGTTCTTTTAATTTATGATTTCTTTCTTCTTGTAAAATTAACAGTTGAGCATTGATAACTTTCATATCTGACGCTTTGTTTCTGTCGTTCTCTGACATTAAATTTATTTTCTTACTTTCTAAGTCTGATATTGATTGATTTAATTCTTTTAGAGACATTGAGCCAACGTCAAGCTCTCCTTTAAATTCTTTGAACTTATGAATTAAAAAACCCATTGCTGAAGCAAAAACAGTTATTGAACCAAAAATAATATTTCTTCTTGTAACTAAATTGAATTTTGTCATAGCAAAAGTAAGAGCATTAATACTTGTTACCATGCCATAAAATACTGTTGCTACTTTTAGAGCAATAATTCCTTTTAAAACAAACAACAATTCATCAGCATTGTCTTTAATAAATTTAAATGCCTCTGCTGTAGATTTTACAGCAATAGCTAAACCTCTTCCTATTTTTTCTGCAAACTCATCTAAACCTTTAGTATTTTCTCCTAAGAAAGTATCTAAATCTTTAAATTGTTTTTTTAGCTCAGGAAAAAATCCAGCTTGTAAAATGACCCTTTTAAAATTAAAAAATTTGTCTCCAATCATTGAGAGAGTACCCTCAAGAGTTCCAGCTAATTCATCAGTTGCTTTTCCAAACTCTCCACCTGAACCAAAAACATTTTGAAATGCTTCTACTGTTTCCTCTATAGATACTGTGGCACCAGCTTTGAAGCCAAGCATATTTCTTACGCCTTTTTCTCTAAATAAATCAGCCGCACCGATACCAGCACTAAAAGATCGTTGAATTTGTTCAGCCGCAGTTCTAAAATCTAAACCTGTAGTTGCCGCTACATTTCCTGTAATCTCCAACATATTTTGAAGATCATCAGCATTATCAGTTACAGTTGCTAATATTCCTGAACCAGCTTGTATTTCTTCCAAAGAAAAAGGAACTTTTGATGCAAATTTATTTAAATTTTCAAATGCTTTCGCACCCTCTTCAGCATTTTTAAGTAAAAATCTAAATCTTGTTTCTAAATTTTCTAACTCTTTTCCTGTATTAACTAAGTTTCTTATAACTAAACCAGCACCAAGTCCTACAAAAGCATTTCTTACATTGAATATAGAGGATTTTAATTTATCTAGGTTTCCCTTTACAGTATTTAAGGCTCTTTTGGATTTATCCTTAGCAATAATATCAATATTTACTTTTTTTGTAGCCATTATCTTTTGTTCATTCTTTGCTCTTGTTCAGCTTTTTCATTTTGTATCTGAAAATATGCTAACCACATATTAAACTCTGAAACGGGCATTTGCAATATGTCTCTTACGGACATATGAAGTCTCTCCCCTAGAGCAAGAACATTATGAAGTTCAGGGTTAGAAATTATTTTTTTTTAATGTCAGAAATATTGTCTTGAGACATTATCTCAGTAGCAACCCTTGAGATAACATCAGTATCAGCTTTCATTTTAAATTTAGGCTTATGAGATAAGTCAAACATTTTATCTCCACTTTTGGTTTCTGCTTTTTGTATAATAACATCAACCAATACACCTAAATCTGAGTCGTTAGCACCTTTAAATAACTTTGCTTTTTCGTTCATGGTAAAGGGTCTCACATACATGGCTTTATCGCCCTCAAGACCCCACTCAGGAACTTCAATTATTTTTACTTCAAGAGACTCAAAATGAGATTTGACTCCCTCAAAAAAATCTACTTTATCTACCACAAATTATTATACTGTTGCTGTGCTTACTCCACCTGTAAATTGGAAAGAGAAAGTTCTGCTAGTAATTCCGTCCATAGTAACTGAAACATCATTACCTGTTACAATAGCTGTGCCTACGAAATATTCATCTGAACTATCAGCACCCTCAGGAAATAATTCTAAAGTTGCTGTATTACCCACTACAAGAAGTTCTTGAGCAGTATCATCATTATCAAAATGACATTCTACAGTTGCGGTTGCGTCTCCTCTTAACACTTTATAGGATTTATTTGAGTCAGTTAAAGCTGTATCTTCTACTGTGTCCGCAGTTTGATTAAGCGTAAATGCTGTGATTTCGCCTATCGCATTACCACCAGATTTTACAACCCCACTTGTACCTACTTGAGTTGCCATAATTTTACTCCTCTATTATGTTTGTTTCCTCTTCTTCTAAATCATTTTTCGGAAGAGGTCT